GGCTGCTACAAGGTGATATGGGATACGGACGAGAAGCGTATCCGTATCACTGCCCCCGATGTGTCGGGTATCTACGCCTGGTGGCTGGGCGATGATACTTCGCGGGTTTGGAGAGTGGCTTCACGCTATACGCTCACCCGGGACGAGGTCCAGCTTCTTTATGGCCGAGCCATCGAGAAGAAGCAGGCCACCATAACTGAAGTCTGGACCGCCGAGACTTTTGACCTTTACCTGGACAGCGACCCCATGGAGTCCAAGCCCAATCCTTATGGCTTTATCCCTTTCGTTATCTTTCCCAACCTCAGGGAGCCCAAGAAGTTCTGGGGAACATCCGATATCCCGTCCCTGGTCCAGCCCCAGCGGGAGATTAACAGGGCCTTGAGCCAACTATCCCGCATCCTGGAGCTGTCGGGAAATCCCATCGCTGTCCTGGAGAACATCGCATCAGCCGAGGACATCAAGGTCCAGCCGGGCGCCCTGTGGACGATACCGGAGGACGCTAAGGCTTACCTTCTGGACTTACTGCAAGGCGGCGGAGTCAGGCTCCACGTCGATTATATCGATTTGCTATACCGGGCCCTACACGATATCTCGGAGACGCCCCGGGCCGCCTGGGGAGGCATTGAGAAAGAGCTGTCAGGAACAGCCCTCCAGATGGAGCTCGGCAGCCTTACTCAGAAAGTCACCAGGAAGCGGACTATCCGTACCAACGCCTACCACCAGCGAAACGACATTATCCTTAAGCTGGCTGAGAAATATATGAACGAAAACTTCGATCAAATAAACCACCGTGTAGTCTGGGGGTCAATATTGCCCGAGGATACAGCCCGCCAGGCTCAGAACGAGCAGTTACTCGTCCAGGCCGGAGTCCACAGCCGGAGGACGGCCATGGACGAAATGGGAATCCAGGACCCAGATGAGGAGTTTAACAGGTGGTTGGAGGAGAGGACTAAGATCCTGGAAATGAATCAGGAGTTCAGGGCACAGTCCACACGTGGCGGAGCGAGAGAGAGCGACAGCCGCAGAAATGGAAGTTCCCGACTGAAGTCGGGCTCCCCCGATTTTATCAGGGGAGCCTGAATAATAACTTAAAAGGAGGCATATATGGATAACGAAGAAATCAAAGAAACCGAAGAAGCCGGAGATACATCTCCGGACCCCGAGGACCTGGAGGCCATCAAGGCCCAGCTCGAGGAGGAAAAGCAGGCCAAGGCCGCCGCTGAAGCCGCACTGGCTGAGAAGGACGCCCGTATCGCCGAGCTGGAATCTTCACTAAGCGAAGTGAAGAAGGGAAGCGAAGCGGCTGCCTCCGAGCTCGCCCAGGTCAAAGAAGCCAATGTCCAGGCCTTGTCTAAATATCTCGATGTCGTCAGGTCCGCCAATCCCACTATCCCCCAGGATGCGATTGTCGGTGAGACCATCGAGGAGATAGATGCCGCCCTGGCCAAGGCTACCACCATCGCCGAGTCCGTCAAGGCCAGCCTCGAGGCTCAGGCTAAACAGACTAAGGTCCCGGCAGGGGCTCCAGCCAGGACGGAGATCTCCGTTGAGGGGCTTTCCCCCAGGGAGAAAATCGCCGCTGGAATCCACCAAAAAGGAGGAATGTAGTGCGAGGCTTTAGCCTCGTGCCAAACGCAAAACCATGTCTATATCGTTAACAGAAGCAAGTAAACTCTCGACCGATATCCTGCTTAAGGGAATCATCGAGACCATCGTCAAGGACAGCCCGGTCCTGGAGCAGCTGCCCTTCATTCAGATCGTGGGTAATAGTCTTAAGTATAATCGAGAAAAGACTTTGCCCACCGTGGCATGGTATGACCCAGTCACCGATACCTGGACTACCTCAGCGCCCGAGTTTGAGCAGTGCTCATCCAGTCTCTGTATCCTTGGCGGAGACGCCGATGTTGATAACTTCCTCAAGGCTACCAGGAGTAATATCCAGGACCTGGAGGCAGCTGTTATTGAGCAGAAGGCCAAGGCCCTGAGGAACGAGTTCGAGAACGTTTTCATCAATGGTGATTCCGGTGTCAATGTCAAGCAGCCCGATGGTCTGTATAAGATCATGAAGGGCACAGCCTGGGAGGTCGATACTTCTTATTCCCTGGGAGATGTCGTCGTCCCCACGACGGGCAAGGAGACCGGTTTCCGCTACGAGTGCACTACCGCTGGCACTTCCCATGCCACTACCGAACCTACCTGGCCTACTACCGAGGGCGAGACCGTTAATGATAATACCGTTGTGTGGACTTGCCGCCTCGGTAATCATCTCGGTTCGGGCACCAGTGGAGCCACTCTCACCCTCACCAAAATGGACCAGCTCATTGACCTGGTCCGGGGCGGCAAGCCCGACTTGCTCTTAATGAGCCGGCGGTCCCGCCGCAAGATCCAGAATCTGGCCAGGGCAGCCGGTACCAATCTGCAGATTGGCCAGGGTAAGCTTGGAGAGATGGTCGAGTATTACAACGGCATTCCCGTCGCTATTTCCGACTGGGTGAAGGACAATTATATTGTCGGCGGCTCCACCGATTGTTCCGTCATCTTCGCCTTCCAGATGGGAGAGGGCGCCGTTTGCGGACTCTCCAGTCCCGAGATGATTCAGGTCGAGCGCCTCGGGTCCCTGGAGACCAAGGACGCTTCCCGTACCAGGGTCAAGTGGTATGTGTCCCTGTCCAGCTTCTCGATCGTCAAGGCCGCCATGCTCACAGGAGTAAGAGACTGATGTCTGCCAGGGCTAGCCGCCACCCTGGTATTTTTTCTACCTCCTTTCAGGTTTGTAGGGGGAGGGGGATACTTCCCTCTCCCCCGCCAGGAGAGGAGGTTCGGTCTAGCTCTTTATGTCCGCCTCATTTCAGGTGTAGGAGGGAGGGGGAAAGTCGATCCCCCTCCCTATTCTCCAATCTCCTCTCCCTCGATGGGAGTCCCGATTAAATCGGGAAAGGTGAGGGTGAGATTATGAACTTAACTGAAATGAGAGCCCGGGTCCGGGAGGACCTCCAGGACACCGATAGCCAGAACTACCGCTGGTCCGATGACGAGGTCGACGGAGCTATCGATAGGGTAGTCATGGATTATTCCCTTCACGCCCCCATCGAGCAGCAGGACGATATTGCCACCACCGACGGCGATAAGGAGCTGGATATCTCCTCTTTGACAGGCTTGCTAAAAATTGAATCCGTTGAGTTCCCCATCGGTTATAAGCCTAAATATTTTCAGCGGATCGAGTACTGGGCCGGTCAGCTCTACATGGAGGATGGGGGTAATGAAAATGACGCTCGTGTAAGATGGCTTAAGAAGCATACTCTTACCGCCGAGTCCACTACCATCCCATCGGAGCACGAGGAGATTATAGTCCTCGGCGCGACCGGCTATTTAGCCATGTCAGCCTCCGCCTACACAGTGGACCGGGCAAGCATCGCCGGCAGGCACGCCGCCATAAACTACAAGGCCTGGGGCAAGGAGCGGCTCGACCGTTACGATAAAAAGCTCAAAGCCATCTCCCGCAACAGTCAAGTCATCTCAAAGGGGCTCTATACCGACTGGTAGCTATGCCATCATTCTGTCATTGTGAGCGAAGCGAAGCAATCTCCTCTCCCTCGATGGGAGAGGATTAAGGTGAGGGTGAACAAATGTTAGAGATTGGAGTCCTCAAAAATTTTGACAGCGGCACATATAAAGCCGGCGTTCAGCTCACAGGCTCCCTCACGACCTACTTTGATGACGTTAATGTAGCCAGGAACATCCCTGCAAACAAGATGACAGCCGGCCACCACATAATCCTGGCTGTTCCGAAGGATAACCCCAGGGATGCTGTGGTTATAGCAGTATTCACCCCCTGATTTCCTCTCCCTTGATGGGAGAGGATTAAGGTGAGGGTGGAAGGAGGAAACCATGAGCAAAGTAAAAGAAGCACTCGAAAAAGAAAAGACCAAGGAGGGACTCCCCAAAGAGGCCTTCGCCATAGTTGGTGACCCGGATGATCCTGAGACCTGGAAGCTTCCCCATCATACTAAAGCTATCTTCAGGTATCTTCAGGGAAGAATTGACCTGGAGAAGACCGTGGACTGGGACCGCATGCCGGCAGCCGTCGCCGCTCTCAGTCCGGGCGGTTACCGTGGCGAGAGAGTCCAGGCATCAGAGGAAGATATCATCAAGGCCGCCCGGCATTTAGCCCGGCATTATGAAAAGGCCGGGAAGTCCGTCCCCGATACTCTGGGTGCCCTTATATGAGTAAAAACTCTAAGCACTAAATAAGAAATACTAAACAAAAGAAAGGAAAAATTTAATTCCTCTCATCAAAACTCAAATGACAAAAACAATGAAGTTTTGTATTTCGGAATTAGGATTTGAGTCAGGGTAAAGGGTAGGCGAAAGGTGACTATGAGTATAAAGCCTCAACTCCAAAGACAGGGGCTTTTTCGGGCTTCTCAGAGCCTAGCCAGTTAAGTAGGAGACATGTCAGAGGAAAATAACAAAGCTAAACCAAACCTGGTCGGTGTCTTCACCGAACTCTTTCGAGCAATCACCAGGCCGGCGGTCACCATCATTTTCGCCGCTGTCATTGCCCAGGTCGTCATCGAGGGGATCGACGCCCCTCAGTGGTTCCTTGGCCTGGCCGGCGCCTGTATTCTCTGGTGGTTCGGGGATAGGACTGTCCAGCATATCAAGGAGAAGAAGGAGCAGAGCTAATGGGCTTTTTGAAAGGCATTCGTCTTTCAACTTTCCTGGATTCCTATCAGGAATGGCACGCCCTGGTCGAAGGCCTTTGCGAGGTCCTTTGCCCCTGGCCCGCCAGACATAAGATCTCCCGCAAGCTATCGAATGACTTGAGGGGTGACCATCATTATTATATGTTCGGCCGGGCCCTGGGAGTCATTTCCTGGCTTATCATTGCCAAGATCATCCAGAAGGCCTTCTTCTGAAGTAAAAACGCAAAATGCAAAGAGCAAAAATACACAGCAAAAATCAAAAACTTTTAACTTTTAATTTGTCATTTTGACTTTTAACTTTTGAATTTTGATATGAGAACCCTCAGTTCGACGCTCCTCGCCGCTCAGAAGAAACCCGACCGCCTCCCCTACGTCCAGGCTAAGGTCTATGATTACGAGCAGGGCATAAAGAGATTATCCTGGACAAGGCTCTACGAAGGCTCAGAGCCCGACAACCACCACGGCATCGCTTTCGACGGCCAGGGGAGTATGCACCGCATC